CTGCAATAACAGCTAATTTTTGTTTTGCTCTTCTTTTATCTAGGAAACTAGTTGAAGAATTGTTAATTATTTCCTGTAGATTTTTCATTCTTGACTCATTATTCATTGTTAATATAAAGGTTTGAAAATAATTATTTGTATCTGTTTGTTGTAGTAGGGCCATGTACCCGAGGCTTTTTAGGAGGCCTGTTGTTATTAAATTGTAAACTTATTTCCCATTAATTTTTCAAGTGTATTTTTTTCCCCATTTTGAAATTTGTGATAATATAAAGCTAGACAAAACTTCTCTTTTTTTTCTATTATTATTGTTAAGTGCTTTATTTGGATGAATACTTAGAAGTATCTTTGATCTTGTAAATTCAACAGGTTTATGTAACTCTATAGCATTATATGCTCTTGTCAATTTATTGATATTGGAATTTCTGTTTCCTGTCAACTTTAAGTTTAAATCTTTTAATATTGCTGCTCTTTCTTTATTTTCTTTATTTCTTGCTTGTTTGGCATCTTCTTCTATTTTTTTTGCTTTTTTGGCATCTTCTTCCATTTTTTGTTTTCGTATTAGATTTGAATATTTAATCTTTTTCTCATTGTTACTTAAATTTTTACGTCTTAATAATTCAATTAATTGTCTATGTAAATATAATTTTAAATCACGTCTTAAAGGAAATTGTACTTTATTTAATTGATTAATATATTCTTTTTCTGTATGGTCATTAGCAGACCCAACTAATATATGATTTAGAAATGTTACTCTTTGTTTTTTTAAAATTCCATTTATTAAAGAATTATTTCCAAAAACATTTTTGGAAACTCTACACGAAGTAACAAAGAAAATACCTGGACCTCTACCCTTCAATAAGTCTGATAAAAATTGTTTTCCCTCTACGTTTATATGTCTTTTTTCATTCATTCGATGAAAACCTGGTTTAACAAAATTATTTTTTTCGAATGATAAATATGTATCCCACATCACAGAACCTGGTGAATACACTTCACTATCTGTAATATGAATAAATTTTGTAGACGGTTTACTATCAGGATTTAATATCCATTTTTTAATATTATTATCATTCCTCTTAAAATCTGCAGGTGTTCTATTCATAAACATACTAAATCTATTTTTGTATTTATATAATGGATAACCCGGTTTTGTAAAGAAAACGACCCATTGATCTTCTCCCAAAGTCATTTTTTTATTAGGGTGTCTATATTTTGATTTAGGAGTACATATGGAACCATGTGCTGAAATATAATAAATTGGTATTTTAGGGTTTTTTCTAAATGCTTGGCGTAGAGCTCTTAAACCATGTTTAGATGCTTGATTTTTCATGCTCTCCAGTTTGTACTTTTCTCTTGTTTGGTGTCCTCTAACGGCTGCTTGGATTTTAGAAGCTGATTGGATTTTAGAAGCTGCTTTATTTTGTGTACGCATGTTTTCAATATTGTTCTTAGAAATAGTATTAAACCTTGGATCTCTGCGAAAGTTTGTACTGCTTTTTACTTTTTCTAATTTATTTAATTCTTTTCGTGCCGCATTTTTTTCGGTTGCAGTATATGAAGGGCTATTTATCATGTTCCTATATCTTTTTTTCAATCTGTTCAGTATAGGTGTTTTTTGAAGTACCTCTAATCTTCTTCGTATTTTGAAGTTTTCTTGTTCGTTTAATTTAATTTGTAAACGTTGTATTTCAGTTTTCAACGCATTCATTGTTAATATAAAGCTTTGAAAATAATTATTTGAATTTGTTTGTTAACCGGCTGTTATTATGTTTCCATAACCGAGGCTTTTTAGGAGGTCTGTTGTTATTAAATTGTAAACGAAATATTGGATAACGCATTTCATCCATCTTTTGTCTAAATAAATGCGGATCATTGTAAATACCTAGTCCTCTTACTGTAGTAAGATATATTCTATTCCCATATTTCATAGAATTTAAAAATTTTTGTTCGTTAGTAGTTATCTTACTTTTTTTATTTTGTTTGTATTTTATAAAAGCTGTTTTCAACTCTTCAATATATTTGTTTGCATTAATAACTTTAAAAGAACTATTATTTGATGAAGTACGTAATAATACAGGGTTTTTAAAATTTATACCCCCGAATCTGTTTAATGGTATGTCTTTCATAAGTTGAATATTTTTTCTTTTATTTGTATTATTTGCAGTTAAAGGTGGATGATTTTCCATCTGTTTTAAAAATTTATTTTTTAATAATTGAGGTCTAAAAACTTTTCTCATGTTTTTGCTAGTTTCTGAAGCACGTGCTCTCGAAATTGTGTTGTTAACTTTTCCGAATATTTTGTTGAGTACATTTGGAGGTAATCTAGAAAGATTACCTAAACCTGACATTATTAATATAAAGGTTTGAAAATAATTAAAATGAATGCACCCTCGTGTAAAGGAGCTTCTGACGGCAGAGTATGATGAACAAAGAAGTCAAGAGTGGTTTAAGCTCCGTGGAAATCTTCTAACCGCCAGTGACGCAGCTGCAGCATTGGATCTCAATTTTTTTAAAAGCTCCGAAGCGCTTCTTTTAGAAAAATGTGGATTCAAGAAGGATTTTTCCAATTCAAATATAGAAAGGGGTATCCGTCTTGAACCCATTGTAAGAGATCTATACGATGCACACTATCAAAAAAAGTCTCATGAAATTGGGCTTATTGTGCATCCCGAGTACAAGTGGCTCGGTGGATCAGCCGATGGAATAACAGAAGATGGTTACCTCATTGAGATAAAGTGCCCAAACAAACTATCCCCAAAAGTACCAGTGTACTATTTCCCACAAATCCAACTCCTCATGGAAATTACAAAACTTGAAATATGTCACTTTGTTCAATATCACGAACCAACCGGAAGCTTAAAGGTTATAGAAGTCCCACGAGATCAACAATGGTTTGCTGAAAACTTGCCAAAACTGAAAAGATTCTGGGACGCAGTCCTACAAAAGAGATCATCTGGGCTATGTGAGGTTATTTACCCAATTACTACCAACTCTTAAAGATTTTAAATTCTGAGATGGTCTAAATCTCAAATGAGTTAAAAAATGATTATTATTTCCTCCTTTCTTTTCTCTATTTACTGAATAATTACTTTTCAAGTATCCTTTATTTCTAAGGTTTTTGAGTCTATATAAATTTTCTTTAAATCCTTCATTAATTAACTCATGTACAAGTTTTAAACGTCTTAATTTGTTCAATTCTTCTTTATTCTTATTATTAAAGAGATAAGCAAGTTTTAATGCAAGTATTGTTTCTAATCTTTCTAATCTGTTTACATTTAAATTTGGAATTTTTTTAATCTGTTTACATTTAAATTTGGAATGGTTTTTTGTTTTTTTGCCTCTTTGCGTTTTCTAACTTTTGTTGGTGTAGCAAACATTTACTTTATACTCTCAATTAAATTTGAGCCTCCAAAGTTGAAACAATATCCAATCCATAAATGACTGGCTGTGAGCAATAATTCACCCCATTGTAAATCACCGTCTCCACACGCACTTCAATGTCCCGACTACTGAACGGTGCTGCATATGTATCCTCATTGAACCCGCGTGGACGCAAAAGGTTATTCTCCTGACAATGAGACATGAAACTTGTAACAAACACCTTTTGAGGTACAAACAATGTTGGTGACCGACCGTAAATAATCTTTTCTGATCCAAGAAAGTGAACAAGAGAGTTTGTTGTAGATGCAATCTTGCGTCTCATTTCTGTAAAGTATTGTGGGAGCACATTCCAGACATCCTGGTTCCCATATTTCGAAGTATAATCAAGATATGCCTTGACACACTTTTGAAGAATCAAAGCAAGCTCCATCTCCAACTTGTCCTCCAACTTTGGATCCGCATTCAAAACCTGTTTGGTAAAATTCCAAGTTACAATTCGGCGCTGAATACTCCCAGAGTTATCCTTCCAATTTGGAACCTCATTCCCAGCAAGAATTCCAGGAGTCCGCCACTCCTTTGTTATCGCCTTTTCATTCTTCACTGCGATTGAAATATCCTCCCCAGAAACCATAGACTGGAACTCAGCCTGCTCCAGAGCCAAATCACCCTTCACCTCTGGACCAATAAACATCAAACAGTCATGAATACTTGAGAGTCCAAACTTTTTCTCCATATTATTTGACAAAGTCTTGACATCCTCCGTTTCATAAAACTTTTTGAGCGCCTTTGTGATGAGTGTACTCTTTCCCGACCCAGCAATACCCTTCAAAAAAGGAATCACTTGCCAGCAATCAATAGTATTGAGATCGAAACACAACCGACCAGCAAATACGTAAAACCAACGACAAACATCTTCATCAAACTTTTGATACTCAAGAATACTTTGAAAATACGGAGTTGGTATCTCATACCAATCATCAGGAGGACACTCCAGAAAATCTAAATCAAAATATTTACAAGAAACAACCGGAACATCATCTACAGAACCGTACTTGTAAAATTTATCAAGACGACCGTTATAAATTCCATTACGGAATGACCAGATATTTCGATCCTTCTTAATCTCAGGAAACTGAATATCCTTGCAAACCGATAGAAATTTTATACACTCGCTAATATTACCCGCCTTGGCAGTTGAATTCTGCCACATGTCATACTTTGTCTCCTTCTGTATTTGAGAATACACAAACTCTTTAATCTCCATCACATTTTCCCACGCCCTTGTTGAATAATTTGAAGGCGTCATAATTTCTTTACAACAGGACCCCTTGTACCTCGTGTAGTGCTCAGCCTGAAGCCTATCAAGGATGTAGAGTGTAAGTTTTTGATACGGTGTAAGATCCGAACTCTCATCTGCATTCATTGTAACCAACCGAAAAAAGGATCCATCAAGATTCTCAGGCATAGTTGCTGGGTCTTCCATGAGACCCATCCATCTGAATATCAGTTCATACTGATTGTCTACATGATACATGAGACGCGTCACCCGAAATTCAGTAGGGAGTTCATCAGGGGACGGAGACCCTGTGGTGGTGCAAATATGATACATTTCTGAAAGATCCTTCAGGTACCTGCTTTTTTTATCCTTCATCTTATCAAGATCTATTTCCCCCTTTGGCATCCCAAAGTCATCAAGTTCATCAGGTGTAAAATACGTCTTGAAAGCATTTGTTATAGCCTTGTACTTGTCTCCTGAATCTCCAAACCCAGAAAGCTTGGAATACTCTTGTATCTTTTCTTCGATGTTCAGAGAGTCCGGAGAACTCGAGTCAAAGTTCGGAGAACTTTCCATTTATGAGTACTGCGAGATAATTTTTTAACTTACTTCTTTGAAAGAATTGTCAGAATTTTTATAAGAATTTTATTCTGCATCTCCATATGTTTCGATACAGTTGTCAGGATATCTGCAATATTCTCACCCTCCTCATTCAATAAATAATTTTCAAATGGGTCACCACCCATCTCCATCTCATCGTCTTCATCGCCTTCAACATTAAACTGGTCGTCATCTTCCTCCTCATCAAGAACTATTGGTTCCTCAGAAGGCTTACGTTTGGTTCTGGGGGTCTCTGGGGCGCTTGAAGTGGACACTTCTCTTGAAGTGGACACTTCTCTTGAAGTGGACATTTAGAGTACTCTTTCAAAAATAATTTTGCGGTCTAACGCGCAAAATTATTTTCTTGGCTCATACTAAAATGGCTGGAGGATTAATGCAACTTGTCGCTTACGGCGCTCAGGACGTCTACCTGACTGGGCAGCCCAAGGTTACCTTCTTTCAGGCTGTCTACAAGCGCCACACCAACTTCGCAATGGAGAACATTATCCAGACTGTGAACGGTTCCGTTGCTAACGGCAATCGCGTGTCTGTTACCATTGCACGCAACGGTGATCTGATTGGTAACATGTATGTGTCCATGGCACCCCAGACGACTGGTGTTGTACAGACCAGCACCAACGGTACCCCAGATTACAACTGGATTGCTGAGCGTGCCATTCAGGATCTGGAGCTGACCATCGGCGGTCAGCGCATCGACAAGCACTATCAGGCTTGGTGGCGTCTGTATGCCGAGCTGTTCCTGTCTGAGCCAGACAAGGATCAGTGGGCAAAGAACTGCACCCCATCTAACATTGCCATTGGTGGTGGTTCATCTACTGACATTCGTGTGAATCTGCCACTGCTGTTCTTCTTCAACCGCAACCCAGGTCTGTATCTGCCACTGATTGCTCTGCAGTACCACGAGGTCCGCCTGGATTTCAATCTGTCTCCACTGTACGACACTTTCTTCCAGAAGACCTTTGAGGTTTGGGGCAACTATGTGTACCTGGACACTGAGGAGCGCCGCCGTTTCGCTCAGAAGGGTCACGAGTACCTGATTGAGCAGATCCAGCACACCGGTGCCGATACCATCACCTCTTCTACTCTGACTTCCACCACCGGCACCGTAAACGCACTGGTTCGTCTGTCTTACAACCACCCAGTGAAGGAGCTGATCTGGTGCTACACCAATCCAGATTACCCAGGTAAGTCTGCTTCTCCAAACAACTACAACTCCATGTGGAACTTCTCTTCCAACTGCGCAAACGTCAATGTAACTTCCAATCTCAATCTGTTCAATCTGACCAACAACTTTGTCCAGCCACACATTGCCGGTACCCCACATATTTACACCGGTTTCATCCCATCAGCACTTAACAGTAGTGCTATTGGCAACGTATACAGCTCCAACTGTATGTGGTCCGAGGATGGCGTTTCATCTTACACACCTTCTAATAACAGCGCAGTAACCGGTGTCCTGGGTATTGAGGTTGGTCCTCTGGCCCAGTTCAAGCTGATTCTGAACGGCCAGGATCGCATGGCTGCTCAGCCAGGTAAGTACTACAACGTCACTCAGCCATTCTACTACCACACCGGCAACCCATACCCAGGTATCTATGTGTACTCCTTCGCTCTGCAGCCAGAGGAGCACCAGCCAACCGGCACCTGCAACTTCTCCCGCATCGACAACGCCCAGGTGTCTGTCACCCTCAAGCAGGGCTGCTCCAACACCCAGCAGCGCATGTTCGCTGTCAACTACAACGTGCTGCGCATCCAGTCTGGAATGGGTAAAGGATTTGGCCACGCCATAGCGTGCTGCTAAACCTCCACTGCTCATAAAAGTAAGTGAGTCGGGCTTCATCCACCCGAAGAAAAATCCACTTGCTAGTCGCGTGATACAGGTTAATGTACCTAATCGGCGGTTTTTAACTGCTAGCGGCGAGACACCTTGTTGTTCGGGAAACCCCTTAGAGCCTTACGTACCAAGCCAGGTGGTGAAAACCACTGGTGGCCAGGATTGGAACCTGGGTATGGTAATAATCGTAATGGATTGGGCAATCCGCATGCTGACCACCTTGAAGGGTGGGGCGTCAGAGACTGAACGGGTGTCGGCTTCCACCTCAAAAATGAAAGATTTTTGAGCTTTGGGGGCTTA